GGATCTCAGCGTGATCAAGGTCGATGAACAGCAGGCCCACAGATACACCGTGATAGTGATAGCGAATGATCACAAGATCATCGTGCCGCTCAAAGGTGAAGCGGGTTACCTGTCAGAGCGACAGCGGCAACACGGCATGATAGCCACTGGCACGGCCAACACCGTGTTGAAGACCAGCGTTGGCGTGAGATTGGATGATGTGCTGTAATGGCACGCGGTTTCAATTGGACCAAGATCGCCAAACAAGATCAAATGAGACGCAATGGCACCCGTGAGGTAGAAGCCATGACCAAGCGATTCCTGAACAAGAACACCCGATCTGGTAAGGTCAGGTCTAGACCAAAAACTCCAATAGTGTTCGAATGGGATCCACCTAGATCTTAAGGGCCATCAAGGTCAGATGCCGTTGGAAGAACTCGGGCCAATCGCCACCTGCGATCATCCACTCAACACCACCGCGATGATGGAGCCACTCACGTATCTGTTGCCACGAAGCATCTTGGTTGATGCGTGGCATGTAGCCCTCGTGGTCTATCTCAACCACGTGGTAGTTCTGGAACACCCACACCCTGTCAGTGATGCGATCCATTATCTCCTGTGCTGTCGTGTATTGGTGTGCGTCCTGCTGTGACCTACGCAGGATCTCCGGATAAGGCTCCTGATTGGGCTCTATCACTGTCTCTCCAATCGGATGTCCTGGATGCGAGGTCGTGTGCTGAGTATGAAACGGCACGAGTGCCTGGGTGGTTGGCATCTGGGCGTGTTGCCCCGGCCCGTGATGGTGGGTCTTTTTTGTTGTAGGCATCTGAATTCTCCCAGTGGTTCCAACAATGTCAGGAACCTAGCGGCCTGCATGGATTATGATGTGGCCACCGCAGAATCGTCAGAGAAGTATCTCCAACTGGAGCCGTTGTGGTAGATGGGCAGGTCCTGGGTGGTGCCTCCGCCATCCGTTGTGAGGTATGCCACCTGTCCCTTGGCGGGTGATGCTGGCAGTGACGCATAGGCCACTGGATTCAGTTGCACCACGTCCTCGATCACCACCACCCCAGTGTTGGGATCTATGGTGAGGTCGGTGCTGGAACTGGATATGATGGTGTCAGGCAGTTGTGTGTTGGTTATCTTGGAACTGGCGTCCAATCCCGCCACGCCTGATGCCTGATTACGTCCATTGATCACATTGGCCAATTCGTCCAATGCGGCCTTTAGGTCTGGTCTCGCCGCGGCCGGTGAATCCGTGCCTGCGTCAAGGTTTGTTGTCACTATGTTTGAGTCATTTGTTGGCCAAGCCATGTAGTTTCCTCCGTGTGTATTTAAGCGGTCCTGATCAGGTTACCATTCACATCGATCGCCACAGGTGGTAGTCCTGATATGAATGCGTCCAAGGTGCAGTTGGTGTCCTCCGCGGTGTTGGGTTTATAAATCTGTATGGTGAACGAGTCAGTGGCAGTTGACACCAACCTAATCATTGGTGGTATGCTCACGTTTGAAGTGGTCACCGTGCTGGATCCCACATCGCCCACGAAATAACCGGTGTTGACGTAGCCAGTGGCCACGTATAGGATCAGGCTTGATCCATCCGAACTGACACCCGTGACCACTGTGTCAGTGACCTCGGTGGTTGGTGTTATGCCAACGAAACTGATGTCCGAGTAGGTGTTGTTGGTTGGCACTATCCTGGCCGTGGTGCTACCATCATCCACCGTCGAGGTGTTGAAGCCCTCTATGGTCTCCGTGATGGCGTCCGTGAGCAGTCTGATCTCTATGCCCCTTATGCCCTGTGGTGTGGTGTTGGTGCCTGAATTTATTGTGACCGTTACCCTGTAATATCTCTTGCTACCCAGTCCAGTGTATTCGGGACTTGAAGTCCTGGTCAACGTGACCGAAGTGGCGTCTGACAGATCACTGGCGTTGCCGGCCTCGATCTTGATCTTGGGGAAGTCAGCACCGTAGTTGGGTGCCGTGGTGGTGCTACCGTCCCGCCTGGCGGTGATCAAAACCACCGGATAGATCTTGTGTTGGTATCCGAAGTCTATGATGTCCGAGTTGTATTCCAATTCGGTTGATGCTGACAGATTCTGGTAGTAGGTGGTCCATTCGTCCCAACTCAGGCTGTTGCCCGGTGTGACGTCCGCCCAGGTGGTTGTGTCCTTGGGTAGGTAGAGGTCCTGTGTGCTGTCGTAAAATCCTGTCCTGGCCATTATGGACTCCAATTCTGTGTTATGGTTGTTATGTTACCGCCAGACACCGAACTGCTGGCACCAGATGCCGGCGTATAGGTGTTGACCACCTCGTGTTGCTGGCTGGTCACGTAGGCACTCCTACGGTTTAGTTCATTCCTGGCCAAGACCCTGACGTCATACTTCTCGCCCAGGGCCACTGGTGCGATGTAGGTGTAGGTCTCTGATGTCTGTATGAATGTGATGTAGTCCGCGTCTGAACTTTTCTTGAACTGCACCACGTAGTCCGTGATGAATGGATCCGTTGAAGCGGTCCAGTCCGTCCTGATCCTGTAAGTGGTGTTGTTGTTGGCGTCCACAAGATTGTGTTCTGCACCTGACTCAAGGGTCAGTCCAGTTGGTGCGGCCACCTGTAATGGGTCAGGTAGGTTCAAGGCGGGCCTGATGTAGTCATCTCCAGTTGCCCCGATGGCATAGGTCGATGCCTGGTGTTCCATTCCTGACAGCTCAACCAATCCCTCCGCGTTGATACGTAGGTCCATGATCCTGAATATGCCATCCAGTCCCAAGGACGTGCTCTGCACCCTGACTAGGTCTCCCACCGTGGTGTTTGATGTGGCCAGGTTGGTCACGAATGCTATGAATTTCTGTGTCCTCGATCTCTTGACGAACACCTGTGCGTATTGTTCCGCTATCTTCCTGTTGGCTATGGTTGGCAGTGTGACCCTCTTCTCCAATCTTATTCCGTTGTCAGCGGCCAGGAAGGCCACGTCATCCGCCGATCCCTCTGTTGGGAACGTGACGTCATTGGGTTGGTAGTCCGCCTCGGGATCAACATAGGTGACCACACACCTGTTGCACTTGTGCTGTTTGCTTTCTCCATCCAACTGTATGCCGCCAATGATGTGGTCAGCGGTGGCAGTGAATGCGGTTGTGGGATCGCTGGGTGTGGCGGTGATGTCTGAATCATCTCCACCGTGTTCTATCTTCATGTAATACTTGCCGCCCTGGTAAGGCATTATGCCCCTGAAACCCGCCATGATTATCTTGCAGTTGACCATCAGTGAATTGGCCGTGTCTATGACCGCATCACAGGTGAATGCCGGTGATGTTGAACCATTGGTGTAGGTCACGGTCTGGTCACAGAGTTGTGCCGCTGTCTTCCAACTGGCCCAATCGAACTTGTCATTGCTGAGTCCCTTGCCGTATCTGGTGTTCCTCATGTAGTCAGCCAGGACGTTCACCGGATTCTTTGAATAGGTCCGTGTGTCACTGGCGTAGGCTGTGTTGTAGGTGCTGGGCGTGATACCAGTGATGTCTAAAATTTTCTTGCCCTGTATCTGTGCCACGATGCTTGGTATGTTGCCCCCGTAGGGATTGTTGTTGGGGTTGTCCTCTGTGTTGAAGCCAGACCATTCAAACCTGATGGCCAAATATGCCAGTCCACTGAGCCTGTGGTCAGATGTCCAACCCGGTGCCCCCTGTAATAGGCTAGATGCTGATTGTGTGTCCCTGCCATCAAAGAACTGCACGAGGATCTTGTCCTTGTAGTCCCCAGAGCTGGCGTTGGACTGTGTGCCATGTGCGTATGACGCCAGTGGCACCTCGTTGTCGTCGATGATCAATTTGTTGAATGCGTTGATCTGGCCTTCAGCCATCACGAACGCCACGTAAAGATATTTGTTGTCAGAGCCATTGGTTGACACGAACACACGGGTTCCACCCACTTTTCTTTCTCCATACACCACGGGCACGTGTGATATTGCCGAGTCCCTGTTGAGTAGCACTCCCTGTATGGCCTGTGATTGATCCGTGCCTATGTCGTAGTCTGGCACGTCGATGTTCATGCCAAACGGTGATGTAACCGCCGACACCAAACCACCAACCACCTTGCTGACGATTTTGATCGCTTTCTTGACCGCTTTCTTTATGGCCTTGAATGGATTACCCATTTGCTTTCCTCCAACTCTTCTTGGTCCTTATCTTCATTTTCTTCATTATCTTGTCTTGCTGTGACCTGACCCAGTAGATCCTGACGTTCTCGCCCAGCAGGTTCACGCTGTAATCTTTCATCCAAGCCATCATGGTGTCCATGTGATCTTGACTGATCAGTTCTAACCACAACATCTTGAAGCCTGATTGCCAGTCCTGTGTGCCCAGTTGACCTTTCTCCATGAACCTGTCCAAAACCCTGTCATTGACGAAGGCCCAGTTGGTGAAGCCAACGATACGGCCCTGATTCCTGAACAACCTGTATTGGTCCAGTCTCACGCAGGGTGATATCTGTTGGTATAATTCCTCGTAGGTGACCTGATCATATCGATCAAACTGCCTGTAGAACTTGATTATCTCGTCTGTGGTGTTTTTTATGGTGCTACGACTCACACAGACGCCTGTATATTGCTGGTTTAGGTCTTTTATGTATGTTGGACTAAACATCTTTCTTGGCCTCCCAAACGGCGTCTACGTGGTGGTAATTGTGATTGTGTAATAGTGTCAGTTTCTGACCCTCGTCCATCTGTATGGCGGTGTCTGTGGTCTGTATCTTCTCAACACCATTGGCCAGGCACAAGGCCTCGGCGTCTCGGAACATCGAAGTGTAGATGTTGGGGTTCCTGAATTCTGCCTGTAGGTGCATCAACTGGAACAGGGCCTGTGTCCTGTGGTTCCAAGGCAGTGTGTGTAATTGGATGATGTAGAAACCTATCATGGTGTCGTTGGCGAACAGCAGTCTAACGATGTTGCTGTTCAGGCTCACTAGATTCTTTATGTGTTGGTTCCAGTGTTGCTTGTTGAAGTCAACATCAACGAAACCCCTCTCGAAGATGGCCCTGTAGGCCAGTTGTTCGAACTCCGCGAAGTGCCTGTTATTGAAATCCAGATATCTCACGCCCTGCATTAGGCCCTCCCCCATTTCAAGTCCTTGACAATCTGTGCCGAGAAGTCCAGGCCCTTGTCTGTTGGGAAGTGCACCTGCTGTGAAGCCGGGTTGGTCTTCCTGCCTGAGGTCCTCTCGAAGTCAGCGAACTGTGATGCCACCGTGATGGTCACTGTTGAAGTATCCTGTGATTCCTGTATGCTGTAGCCCATTATGATGCCATCGAAGACCGTGAACACGTCATCGGTGGTGAAATTGTATTCATCATCCAACACCGCACGGTAGATAACCACACGCTTGTTCATGTATTCGTTGTTGATCAGCAGTGCCACCGTTGTGGTGTCCACCGCCGTGAACGTCATGTCCAGTTGCCCGGCCCTGATGTCTGAGCTCTCCGTGATGTTGCTGAAGTTCAGGAACTGGCCCTGTGCCAGGTATGTGTTGGTGCCCGAGTCCGGTGCAGTGGCTGAATCGAAGTCTATGTCTATGTTGGTTGATGTGAAATACAGTGGCGTGGCCAGGTGTAGTTCTATGAGATCAGCGGCGAACACTGACCTAGCGGCCAATTTAGTCTGTAATGAACCTGCTAAATCCCTCGCCATTAGATCTCCTCATTCATTACTATTTCGTATTTGAAAGTGCCGTCGGCCTGTGTGATGTATTTCTGTTCGTCCTTGTCAAAATAAACTTTGATTGGCACACTGTTGTAGGTCAAGGTGGTTGAATTCGTAATGCCTGTGACCAAAGGTGGATAGAAACTGATCGCATCATTGGTTCCTGATATCGTCACATCCGCCGTGATCATGTAGACCTTGTCGTGATTTGAGAACTTGATCAGATCACCTTTCTTGAGTGTGCCTGAACCACCGTCCGTCTGACACGCACTCTGTCCCGCGGCAACCGTTGCATCATTGGTCAATGTGCCTGATGCGGTGCCCCTGGTTGTTGAGATCTCTGGTGGCACAATGGTGAATGACTCCACCTGTCCATCCTGTTGCACTATGAAGGCGAAGTCCGCCATCACCTGTGCCCTGGTCATCGCCGGTGACTTGAGTTTGAAACTCCAGAACTGTGCCCCGGTCTTGATCCTCTGGCTCTTGCCAGATACGCTCACTGACACTCGGCTGTTGGTGTTGCTTTGGAAATCTAAGGTCTGGAAACCTGCTGTTATTGGGAATACTCCACTCATTATGCTGTCAAACTCCTTTTACCTCGTTCTGCTAGGCCCCTGTTTATTAGACCTATGATCATGTCTTGTCTTGTAGTTAATAGTTGATCGAAGTCTGTGGCATCAATCGTGTTGATGTTGAACGTGACTTCTATGTTGTCTCCACCTATGCCGCCACCCATGGCCTGGCCATCGCTGAGTGCCTCGTTGGGAACTATGGTGCCAGACGTGTTGGGCACAAAAACTTCCCTGCCCCGCTCGCCGACCACGTATGCGGTGTTGGCCGCCACTGGTCCTCCAGAGGCCCTGAAGCCTCCGAACAGGCTGGTGCCCCCGGTCAGGAACGCTAACACTGTCCTCAGTGCTATCTCCTGTTTAAGTGAGGAATTCAATTTCTGCTGATTTGATATCTGATTCCTTAAAAACTTTTCTAATGGTTCAAGTATGAATATGGTTATGCCAAGATTTATGAAACCCTGTATCAGGGCCTTCAATGTGGCGTTGGCTATCTCGCCCAAAGCATCTCCCAGTTTCTTACTGCCCGTTATGACGTCAGTCAATGAACTCGATGCCGTGCTCCTGAATGTCTCCATTCCTGAAGCCAACACTTCAATCTTGGCCTCTAATGGGTCAAATCCCTCGCCTATGGTCCTCTGTAATGCCTGTATCATCACGTCATTGTCAATGGCATCTGTGACCGCCTTACTGTATTTGCCAAGGCTCCTGTCGGCGTTGAACGCCAACCTGTCAAATTCTTTGCCAACATCATCCACCATGTCAGGCACGATTGAGTTGCCCACCACCTTGTCATAGATGTTTTGGAATCCACCAACGATGGAGTCCTTGACCCCACTCATCTTGTTGCCGATCCCGTCCTTCATGTTCTGGAACTGATTGACCACATCATTCTTGAAATCTTTCACGGCGGTTACCGTGTCTCCGACTATGTTGATGAAACCCTTGAACAGGTCTATGACCTTGCCTATCGCTTTCAACACAAGGTTCAATCCGGTGATCAGGCCTTTAAGGGCCATACCTGTGAGTTCTCCTAGTGCTGAAATTGTTTCTCTGTTTTCATTTACCAATGCTGTGAATCCACCAACCGCTTCTTTCAATGCTGGTGATATGCCCTGTCCAAACTCGTCCGCCACGCCCTGTAGTGCGATCTTGGCGTTGGAAAATTCTGTTGATAGGTTTGATACCAAGTTCTGTGTGGCACCACCAAATCTCTCATTGATACCTTCTGCGAATGCTTTTGTTATCTCTGCGGCACCCTCTGCGGTCTTACCATACTCTGATATCTCCGCCCTTGTCAATCCAAGTTTCTCTTCTAGGATCGCCAATACCGGGATACCTCTGTCTCCCAACCTCTGTATCTCTTCCAGACCCAAACCACCCGATACCGTTCTCGAGAACAAGTCTGTGACAGCCTCCAACGATCCTATCTGGTCATTGGTCACCGCCGCCGCGTCTGTGAATGTTGTTAGTAGTTCTTCAGTTGGCTCTATGCCCGCTGATTTCAATTTGATGAATGTCTTGGTTAGGTCATCAACACCAAACTGTGTCTTGGTTGCGAACTCACTGATGAATCTGAATGCCTCGGCACCTTCTTTTGACGATCCAGTGACCGAACTCAATGTGGTCCTTAGGTCTTCAAATTCTTTTGTGGTGTTGACAATGAAAGATCCAATCCTTACCGCTCCAAAGGCCGCCAAACCTGCCGCGGCACCCTTCAGCACCGTGCCCAGTTTGATACCGCTGGATTGCAGTTGAGTCAACTGATTGTTGACCTTGCCCAAGGCCTGCTGGTTCTTGACAGCGATGTTTAGGAGTAGATTACCCTGTGCCATTATCTGCTGGCCCTCGGTTGTTGTTTCGCTTTAGTCATAGTCTTCTTG